GATGGTCCCTGTCGAGCTCGAAGAAGTCCGTGTTGTAGTGATGGACCTCGAGCCCGCCCACCTGCATCTTGTCGATGATCGTTCCCATGTTGGCGAACATGTTTTGGCGGACGCCATTCAGGTTGCCGCCGAGCACGGACCAGCGCCCGGGGGTGATGATCGCGACGCGCTTGTAGCGGTCGCTCGACCGGAACGACTGGTAGGGCTCTCCGGAGGTCGGCGGGTCGGTCGCCGCGAGAGCACTCGCCGCCGAGAGCATCAGCGGCAGCAGGAACGACCAGAAGCGGGCGCGCATCAGTTGACCCTCGGCCAGACGTCGCAACTCAACGACGTCAGCGTTGATCCAGGACTCGCGTTCACCACCTCGACCAGGATGTAGGGGAACGGGCAGGGATTGCCGGCCGAGTCAGACAGCGGAAGCATCACGCCCTGAATCCCTGGCGGCCGCCACGTATAGGACGGGATCCTGCGAATCCTGACCCTGCCCGTGCCGCCGACCGCGGCACCGCTGTAGAGGTTGCTGCAGCCCGCGGCGGAGACGATCGCGCCCGCCGTGTACGGGCCGACGAGGCGTGAGATCCAGAAGCTGACGGGCGCGATGCACCGCCCGGCGCCGCCCCCGCTATCGGCCGCGGCGACGCTGCTCGTGTTGCACGTGTCGTTCGTGATATTGCCGGCACCGGCGGGGGTCCAGAGGTGCAGTGTGCCGGAGTTGATCGACGTCTTCCCGTAGACCCGCACGGCGATGCGAACGGAATCGCTGTCCGCCGCCGTGATCGACCACCGCAGCATCAGCGACGCACGCGAATACTGGCCGATGTAGATGGCGGTGCCCTGCTGATAGGTGGACGACTGGGCCAGATTCACGCTCGAGAACAGCGAGGTGATGACCGGGAAGTTGCGGTCGCGATCGGCGTCGACGGTGTAGATATTGCCGTCGACGTCCGAGCGGAACACTCGCCCGGTCGAGTCCGCCATGTAGACGCTCGAGAGCTTGGTGCCGACCGGATTCGTCTTCGCCCCGTCGCCGACCTGCTGGGCGACCGCAGTCGACGCCGCCAGCACACCGATCAAGGCCACCACTTTCACGACACTCCTGAATCGCATCCTGACCTCCATGTCAGTCAGCCTCGATGGCGAGGACTTCGGTGTGATAGGCGGGTCCACAGTTCTGCGTCACTTCGAGCACGCGGAAGCGCTTGCCCGACCACGAGCCATCGCTCCCGTACTTGGGATAGGCGACGACGGAATCGAGGTCGGAAGAGAAGGCGATGACCTGCATGCGGCGCAGGTCCGGCGCGCGCATGGTCGAGAACCGCACGACCACGCGCGGGCGCGCGGTCAGGTCGAAGCGGCGGTTGCGTAGAGACACCGCCGTGTTCTCGTCGCGGATCCAGTCCGCGGTGATCTGCTGCTCCTCGCGCGGGCCGTAGCGGTCCTGGTAGTCGGAGGCGACGTCTTCGCGGTCGCCGCGGACGTAGTCCCCGTGCCGCAGCGGCAGCATGCCGCCGGCCACGTCGGCGCGGATGACGCCCAGCACGTCGGCGCAGTTGGTCGCAGCCGACGCCCCCGTCGCCCACAGGTAGGTTGTGGAATCCCCGACGTCGCCGTCGCCATACCAAAAGCGGTCGCCGTAGCGGACATTCGGAGACGTGAAGCTGGTGGCGGCGCCCGGCAGCGAGCCGTAGTTGAACCCGAAGATGGGGATCGCCGAGGACGCGACGCCGGGGGCGCCGCCCAGGTAGCCAACCTGGAACGTCCCGCCCGTCGCCGAGATCGTGAAGAAGTTGGTCGAGTGGGCGTAGGTGACAGAGAACACGCGCCCGATGGAGGGCAGCGCATTCATCGCGCGAGCGAGCTCGACGCACACGCCCTCGGCCGAGTAGTCGCCGGGGTTGAGCGTCGCCTGCTTCGCCACGCCGCCGACCACGAAGTCGAACAGGTCGTTGAAGCCCGCCTTGACCGCGAACCCGTAGCCGGTGAACACCGAGTTGTCGCCCTCGGTCGCCCGCATCTGGGTCCGCATCTCTTCGGCCAGGTCGATCGGATCGTAGGTGCCGGCCGTGAGCACGGCGGCCTTGACGGAGGCCCCGACCTGCCAGTCCAAGTCGTCGTTCGTGCCCGCGGTGATGACGAGGAGTTGGTCGCGCACGGTCGGCTGGGTCAGCCCCTGCCCCGAGCCGTCCGCGTTCACGAACGCTTCGAACAGCGTGCGGCTCTTGAAGTGGTCGAAGCCGTACTTGACGCGGAGCGCTGTGCGCGCGTCGACGACACTCGTCTCTTCACACTGAAAGTCCGCGAAGTCGTTGGCGTTCCAAGCGAACGGGATGTCGTAGTCCTGGTCGGCCCCCGGCTTCCACACGAAGCAGAGCCACGTGTCCGTGAAGCGGTCCAAGATGATGCACATCCCCGACTGCTCGGCGATGCTCTGGAGTACGCGCTGGACGGAGGTCCGCTCGCCGATCCAGCACGCGAGCTTCAAGTCGTTCGGCTGGGCGTTCTTGAGCGTCGAGCGCGCGAGCACGAAGCTCCCGGTGGCCGAGGCGCCGGTCTCGATGTCGCTTCCGGAGACGAGCCCGTAGGTGACGAGGAAATGCCGTGCGATGTCGGGCGGCCGCTCGATCAGGGCCGAGGCGCTCCCGGTATAGGTGCCACCGCCGTCGTCCTTCGCCCCCTTCAGGTTCCCGTAGAACTGGCCGTCGAGCCTGTAGGTCGGGAGCACGTCCAGGTAATGCCGGATGATGAACCGCGGGTCGTAGCCGACCGGGCCCTGCCCCGGGATGCGCTGGCGCTCGGTGCTCTTCAAGAGCCGCGCGCCAGGCGTGACCACGCTCCGCTGCGGGCGGTACTTGACCACCAGCACCGCCCAGTAGATGCGGCCCTTGTTCGTGGCCCCGGCGACGAAGTCGATCCGAAGATCGAAGACGGCGGCCGCGGTCGAGCCGAAGCCCCAGCTCTGGGCGTCGTAGTCGGCCGCGTTCCACGTCCCCGTCTGGACGGCAGGTGTCGCCGAGGTCGCCGCCCAGTTGGCGGTCGTGGCCCCGAAGCCCACCCCGGGCGTGCGGGAGCGGATCCGCATGTTGTTCGCGTTCGCCGCGTCGCCCGAGTAGGCGACCGAGTACTCGACCGACTCGATGCGGCCAAGCGAGCCCAGGTTCGGCAGCACGAGCTGGAGTAAGGTCTTCCCCGCCCCCTGGTCGAGCGTGGCGTAGGTCGTCTCGTCGAACGGGTCCATCGCTCGGCGCGGCTCGCTCGCCGTGTTCTCGCTCGCGCGCACGTCAATCGGGACGGCCGCGGCGTAGGCGATGGCGTTCTCGTCAGCGATCTCGAGATAGCTCTCCGAGGCGCCGAGGGTTTCGGTGATGCCGGTCGTGTCGAGCGGATTCAGGAGGCCCTCGCCGACAACGAAGGCTGAGTAGCCGTTAGTCCGGTCGAGCAGGTCGGCGCAGTCGTGGTCGGCGCCGACGAGCTTGATCTTGGCGTTCCCGACGCCGGCGTCCACGAGCACGAACGGCACGACCCCCTGCCCCGCGCCGGCGTCCTCCTGCTTGCTCTTGTTCGTGTAGGTGGCCGTCCACGGCGAGCGGAGAGCAATGGCGCGATGGTCGCCGTAGACGATCGGGATCGGCAGCCCCTGCGACACGTCGGGCGAGTTCGGGTAGCTCACCTTGTCGACCAGCGTGGGCGGCGTCTGCTTGTTCCACGACAGATCTTGGAGCAGGTGAAGCGTCATCCCCGAGGGCGTCATCTCGGCGGGGCGCGAGACGGTGCCCTTGAACACCTGGAGCGCGTCGGCAATGTCGGTGAGCGACTCCTCCCAGAGCCAGATCGTGACCTGCGCGTTCTGGAAGAGGTACTGGTAAGGCAGCTCCAGCACCGAGTCGCCGTCAACGAGGGCGGCCGCCTGCGAAGCGTCCTGGCGTTTCGCCAGCCGGATCGAGCAGGCGACCGGCGAGAGCCCCGGGTCGAGGTGCGAGATCGCCGCCCGGATCGAGTCGCACGAGAGCCCGAGCTGCCAGAAGACAGAGTCCGGCGTGATGGTCTCGGTCGTCGCGTAGCGGAGCTCCAGTGCCGTGGGCGTCGAGAGCGAGATCAGGCACAGCGTGACGCGGCTGGCGTTCAGCTTGCGCCAGGCCGCGAGGAATGCCGAGGTCGCCGGGCTGCTCACGGGAGCCTCTGCATGTCGAGCGTGATGCTGTAGGCCGAGTTGAAACGCCGGATGCGGGGCACCCGGCCCTGCTTCAGGATCACCTCGTAGAAGTTGGTGTCGGGGTCGATGAGGAGAAAGCTGCCCGTCTGGTTCGCAAGCGCCGTCAGCGTCGTCTTCAAGGACGTGGCGGCGTAGTCGAACGGCAGGCTGAAGTCCATGCCGGGGTCGCCGAGCGAGGCCAAGACGATCGAGCCATTGGGCTGCGGCGTCTCCAGCCGGTTTTGATAGGGCGAGAAGAGCGCTCCCGGCGAGTGGTAGACGCCCAGGTCGGTCGGAGCCCCGAGCCAGAGACGCCCGATCGAGAAGGCGCCGGTGGGGATGCCGAACTCGAATCGCCAGTAGCGGTGCGAAATGGACGCGATGATGGCGCCCATGTCGCGCGGGTCAGCCGCCGAACTGATGCTGATGGAGCCTTGGAGATTCCACACTCCGGGCGGATACCCCGCGGCGGCCGCTGCCGAGTAGATGTCGCAGGTGTTGATGACGGCGCCAGCGGCGAGCCTTATGCCCAGGATGACGGCGGCCGTTACCGTCTTGTTCGAACCCAGGTCGATGTCGAACCGGGTCGGCGAAGGAGGCGACGAGCTCGTCATCCAGACGCTCGAGCGGTCGGAGTTCTG